AGAACGTGCTTATCATCGCCGACGAGGCTTCAGCTATTCCTGAACCCGTGTTCGAATCCGCTGCGGGTTCAATGTCCGGCCACTCGGCCAGCACCGTGCTCATCGGAAACCCGACCCGTAATACCGGTCTGTTCTTTAAGACGCACCACCAGCTAAAGTCCGATTGGTACACAATGCACGTCTCCTGCCGAGACAACCCGCTTGTGTCAGAAGACTTTATCAATCAGATCAAAGCCACCTACGGTGAAAACAGCAACGCCTTCCGCGTCCGCGTGCTTGGCGAGTTTGCGTTGCGCGAAGACGACGTGCTTATCGCGGCCGAGTTGGTTGACGGAGCAATGGACCGCGACATCGTGCTCGACCGATTAGAGCCAATCATCTACGGTATCGACGTCGCCCGCTTTGGCGACGACCGCACCTGCATCGTGAAGCGGCAAGGTCAAATTGTAACCGAAATCAAATCGTGGACCGGTGCCGATCTTATGGAAACAGTCGGAAGGATCGTGCATGAAGCTGAAACCGATAAACCTGCCGAGATTTGCGTGGATAGTATTGGACTGGGTTCTGGCGTCGCTGACCGTCTGCGTGAGTTGGGACATAACGTGCGCGATGTTAATGTGTCGGAATCGGCAGCGATGAACCCGCAGGCCGCACGCCTCCGCGACGAACTTTGGCTGGCGGTGCGCGATTGGCTCAACCAGCGCACTTGCAAACTGCCCCGGTCGGACGAACTGCGTCAAGAACTTTGCGCACCAACCTACGCCTTTACCAGCAACGGAAAGATCAAGGTCGAAGGCAAATCCGAGATGAAAAGGCGTGGTATGCGGTCGCCTGACGTCGCGGATGCTCTCTGCCTAACTTTCGCAAGCGGAGCAGCGATGGTAGGTGGCCGAGCGTCCCGATGGGTGTCGGGCAAGTCATTAAAACGCGCCATTGCGGGCGTAGTGTAATTCAGGTATATTCCAGCAAAATTTCCGCCACAGGAACACTGCGATGAAAAACAAATTCTCTGATTTGCACGATGCTTTCGCAAGTGCAAACGCCAATGTCTCCATGACGCCGCAAGGTTCCGGTGGGTTCGACCTTCACCCTGAAACGCTTGCTCCGCGTAAGAGCGGCATGAAGCCACAGTCTCCTGCCCAGCACGCGGCAGTTACTAAAGCGGGACGCACCAGTGCAGTCAAGCGCAAACTCAACGCGGGCTTGCCCGTAATCGGTTCCAAACCAGTTATAGGAATGTAATTATGTTCAAAGCCAAAATGCCAAAAACCCTTCATGGCCTAGTGCACAAGAAGGGTGCGCCCGATCCGGCAAATTTTGCCAAGGGTGAATCTTCGCAGAAGGTTAGCCCCGTGCACAAGAAGGGTGCCAAGGCACCAACGCAGTTCATGAAAGTTTCCAAGAAAGGCATGTGAGATGATTGAAGAACTCGTGTCCCATGCCTTCGCAATTCGTAATGCGGCGCACCTTGCGCATTGGGCTACGAAATCTTTTTCGGAACACATGGCGTTGGGAAGTTTCTACGACGAAGTGATTGAAAAAGTCGATGGGATCGTGGAAGCGTATCAAGGCTGGTTTGGTTTGATTGGGCCGGTGCCACAGAAAACCATGTCAAAAGATCACATTGCCAAACAGATCGGCGACGAAGCGATTTGGATCGCCGACAACCGTGCAAAGATAGCGCAAGGGGTTACGTTGCTCCAAAACCTTATTGATGATTTGCTCGCGCTCTATTCATCGACCCATTACAAACTCGTCAACCTGAAGTAAGGAACTGTCATGCGTAAATACGCCCCGACCAAATTTGAAAAAACCAAGGCTGACGTCAAGTCCGATAAGGGCATGAAAGAGTCAAGCGCTAAGGATACCGCCCGTGACAAGGCGATGATGAAAGGCAAGAAAAAATGAGCAAGCTGCAAAAAGACGCCGCTGGCAATATCTATCCAGACATCGTTGGAAAGTTTGGCACGTCACAAACGATTACGGCGGGTGCGACAAGCACGCAGTCAACGGCGTTCGGGCAAGAAACCACGCTTGTGCGCGTAGCGACCACGAACCTAACCGGCACGGGTGCGCACATTACGATGGCGATTGGTACAAACCCAACGGCCACGACAAACGATGTAATGGTACCGTGCGGGTTAATCACCTTCGTGCCCGTATCCCCCGGCGATAAAATCGCCGTGCTTCGCGGGGCAGGTACGAGCATCGACGTTAGCATCACCGAAATCACCAACGCCTGAAAGTAATAGATCATGCCTTTGACCAAAAAGGGTGCCAAAATTCAATCGGCGATGAAAAAGGAATACGGTGCCAAAAAAGGCGAATCCGTATTTTACGCTTCTATCAATGCAGGTAAGGTCAAAGGTGCCGAAGGCGCCAAAGCCAAAGCAACACGGAAGAAATGATGGCAAGCAATTACGCAGGCATGTCGCAGTCGTCGCAAGACGCACTGCTCGGCGAAGATTACACGGGTAAGCCTACCCAGTTTAATAACGAGCCTGATCCTCATGAGGAAATGTCTGAATCGCAGTTTTCTGCGAGCGTAAAGTCGTCGATCAATGACGCCGTAGATTATATTGACGGCTTTGTCGCGCCGGGTCGTGCGCAGGCTACGCAGTACTATCGCGGCGATCCCTTCGGCAACGAAGAAGAAGGGCGTAGCCAAATTGTAATGACGGAAGTGCGCGATGTGGTGCAGGCGATGATCCCATCGCTTCTCCGCATTTTCACTGCGTCGGAACAAGTGGTTGAATACGCACCGCGTAACGAACGCACGGTAGAAATCGCCGAGCAAGCCACGGATTACGTCAACTTTATTTTCTACAACGACAATCCGGGCTTTAGCATTCTACACCAATCGTTCAAAGACGCCTTGGTGCGCAAAACCGGCATTATTAAATGGCGGTGGTCGGAAGACACCGAAATTAGCGAAGCCGATTACACCGGCCTTGACCAAGCCAGCGTTTCACTGCTCATGCAGGACGAAAGCTGCGAACTTGTCAAGATGGAAGAGATCATCCATCAAGAAGCGGTGCTTGGCCCAGATGGGCAGCAGATTGCGCCACCAGAGGTTAAGTACAACATTACGATCAAGCGCACCGTGCCGCGCAACAAGGTTGTAATCGAATCCGTTCCGCCAGAAGAATTTCTAATCGCTCGCGAAGCCCGTGATCTCGACACCGCGGCCTATGTGGGCCACCGCTCGTTGCGCACAATGTCTGAATTGATCGCGATGGGCTACGACCGCGACGATATTGAAAAGTACGCCGGTCAAGGTGACGTCTTCTCGATCAACTACGAAGCGCAAACTCGTAACCCGGCCATTATGTCGTTCATGATGCACGCGGATAACCCAGACCCCGCAATGCGCCGTATTCTTTACGTTGAAAGCTATGTCCGCATTGACAAGGACGGCGATGGTATTGCCGAACTTCGCAAGGTTTGTTCGCTGGGCAACGCCCACCACATTCTGCACGACGAGATCGCGACCGACGTGCCGTTTGCGTTTTTCTGCCCCGATCCAGAACCGCACATGATTATTGGTCAATCCATCGCGGATCAGACCAGCGATCTACAGCGGATCAAATCGTCCATCGTGCGCAACACGATGGATTCGCTCGCCCAGACCATCCACCCACGCACCGTCGTGGTTGAAGGACAGGTCAACATGGACGACGTGATGAACAATGAGACGGGCGCAATTATCCGCGCCCGTGCGCCCGGAATGGTGCAACCGCTTGCGGAACCTTTCGTCGGGCAAAGCGCGATGCCGTTAATTGCGTACATGGACGATGTACGCGCCCAGCGCACCGGCATCAGCGCCGCGTCGCAGGGTCTCAACCCCGACGTGCTTCAGTCCACGACCAAGGCGGCTGTTAATGCCACCGTGCAAGGTGCGCAGGAACGTATTGAGTTGGTGGCACGTTTGTTTGCCGAGAATGGCATGAAGCGTTTGTTTAAGGGGCTGTTGAAGTTAATCATCCGTCACCAAGACCAACCGCGCATGGTGCGCCTGCGGGGTAAGTGGGTACAGATCGATCCGAAATATTGGGACGCAGATATGGACGTGCAGGTGAACGTGGCTCTCGGCCACGGCACCGACAGCGACAAAATGCAGTTCCTAATGATGGTTGCTCAAAAGCAAGAGCAGGTCATGCAGACCCTTGGCCCATCGAACCCGCTTGTGGACGTCAGCCAGTACCGCAATACGCTGGCGCAAATTTGTACCCTTGCAGGGTTTAAGGACGCAAGCCGGTACTTTAAGCCGGTGGATATGCAAGTTGTGCAAGCGATGATGCAGCAAGCGCAGGCCAACCCGCCGCCTGATCCGAACATGATGCTCGTGCAGATTGAGCAACAAAAGGTTCAGAGTAAAACGCAGCTTGACGCCGCCAAACTTCAGTTGGACGCGCAAGACGCGATGCGTAAGAACCAGTTGGATCAGCAAAAGATGCACTTGGACGCGATGGTGCGCATGGCTGACATTGAAGGTAAGTACGGCACGCAAACCAATATCTCGCATGTTGAAGCCATGATCGCTCGCGATCAGGAATTAGCAAAGGCGCAGATCGCCGCCGATTCGGTCAAACATGGTCAGTTAGTTCAGGCGCTCTCCGCGCCGACGGGATCGCCTAATGCTTGAACACGATCTACTTATTCAGGCGCAAGCCTTCGCAAGTTCCGACGCGGTTGCCGAGCTCCTTAACCGGCTTGAACAGAAATTCACCGAAGACTGGAAAGCAACCGTGCCGGTGGGCGGGGAAACACGGGAGCATTGCTACCGCATGGTCCTCGCCGTCAACGCCTTGCGTGCGGAAATAAAAAACGTCGCGCAAAGCACGAAAATTAACGATTGGAACCGCCGCTTGCGCGGAACGTAACTTTAAGGTAAAAAACAATGACCGATACGGCCATCACAGCCACCGGCCTCACGGGCGCAGCCCAATCATTCGAAGCGATGCTTGCCGGGGGAAACCCCGATCTCAACGCGCCCGAATACACGGAAGCGCCTACTGAAGCCCCTGCCCAAGAAGCAGAGGCGTTTGAAGGTGAAATCAATGCGGATGAGACGGCTGACGCGCAAGCGGAAGTTGCCGCAGACGATAACACCGCCGCTGAAGATGATAGCGCGGAAACTGAAGCGCCAGAAGTCCAGCTAGTCACCGTTGTTGTAAACGGCAAGGCCGAGCAGATTCCACTGGACGAAGCAGTCAAAGGGTATCAGAGGCAAGCGGATTATTCGCGAAAAACTGCTGCATTGTCTGAGGAGCGTAAAGGCTTCGAAACAGAGCGGCAGATGGTAACACAGGAACGTGCGCAGTACGCCCAACTCCTTGGTGCGCTCCAGCAGCAGTTGCAGGCCGCAGCCGCGCAGGAGCCAGATTGGCAGAGGCTCTACGACACCGATCCTTTGGAATATGTGCGTCAAAAAGACGTCTGGCGTGAGCGGCAAGACAAGCTGGCAGCAGCACAGTTCGAGTCGCAACGATTGACGGCTATGCAAGCGCAGGAACAGCAGAATTATTTAGCCAAGCTGGTACAAGAGAACCGTGCAAAACTCACGGAAGCTATTCCTTCTTGGAAAGATACAAAAAAATGGGAAGCAGATCGTCCCAAGTTGCTCGAATACGGCCAGAAACTTGGTTTCACCGCCGAGGAACTTAATCAGACGTACGATTCCCGTGCCGTAGTGGCTCTGTATAAAGCCATGCAGTTTGACGCTCTTAACGCCAACCGGCCACAACCGGTTACGAACAAAGGGCCGAAAAGCGCACCTGCGGGGTCTGCTTCTAACGCGCCTAAGACCACATCCGAAGTTACCAAAGCGAAGCAACGTCTCGCACAAACCGGGAAAATCGGCGACGCCGCTTCTCTCTTTGAGGCTTTTTTGGATTAACGGAAGGTGACTAATTATGGCTATCGCAACTAATACCATTACCCGCTATGACGGGTATCGTGCCGTCCGCGAAGACCTCGCGAACGTGATCTATAACATTTCGCCAGTTGACGTGCCCTTCATGTCAAACACTGGTCGTGAAAACGTAAAAAACACTTACTACGAGTGGCAGACGGATAACCTTGCTGCGGCTTCGACCTCGAACGCCCAGCTTGAAGGTAACGACTACAACGGCACGGCTACGGCTCGTACCGCCACGCAGCGTGTTGGTAACTACACGCAGATCAGCTCCAAGATCATCGAAACTTCGGGTACCCTCGAAGCCGTTGATAAGGCCGGTATGCGTTCTTATCTTGCTTACGAACTTGCCAAGGCTGCTTCCGAACTCAAGCGCGATATGGAATCGACCCTTACGTCGAACTCCGTTGCGGTTGCAGGCGGTAACACCACGGCTCGTAC